GGTCAGTGGTCTGCACGTAAAGCACAGATGGTTGCGGCTGAATATAAAAAGAAAGGCGGTGGTTATAAAGGTGGTAAGTCTAGTAAACAAAAAGATCTTAAAAAATGGGGTAAAGAAGATTGGCAGACTAAAGACCAATATGAAAAAGGCAAGAAAGCTGCTACTGCAGCCAAGAAAGCTAAGGAGAAAAAATCATGAAAATAGCAGGTAAATATAATAATTACACACCTGAGATTTTTCCAAATCAAAAATTAATGCTTTCTCTTGCGCAGCAAACCAATAATGCTGAGCTTCAGAAAGCTTTGTTAGATTTTCAATATCCTTTTGCGGTATCTGAATTAAAAAATAGCGGTTACTCTCCTCAAGTTGTTAATGAGATTTTAAAAATTACTAAACCTTGATTATCATGAAACAAGCTAAAAAAGACTTACAAAAAATTTCTAAACAGCTAAAAGGCAGTGCCAAGATGCATGCTGGACAAGCAAAAAAGCTTGACAAGCTTGCTGGTAAATACATGGATAAAAAATAATGGCGGACAAAGCAATTCAAAAAGACGGCACAACTAAACGCTATCTTCCTAAAAAAGCATGGTCCAAGCTTTCAAAAAAAGAACGTGAAGATACTGACCGTAAAAAACGAGCAGGTTCTCGTAAAGGAAAACAATTTGTTGCTAATACTGACAAGGCTAAAAAAGCAGGCAAAGCTGCTAGGATGTATAAACAAAAGGGCAGTAAATAGGTAAATGTCTGACGCTAAGTCTCGTCTTACTGAAATTATTAATTCTTACATCGATCGCGATGGAAGCTCTAATGTAGATACGGGAATTGTTGCGTCTCATATTGCTCAAATGAAACTCTTTGGCATTCGTCAAGGAGTTGAGTTTTTCCCGTCCCAAGATAATTTTGGGGCTCAACGCAAAGACTTCATTGACAAAGTTGTTAAATATAACAAGCTAGATACACGTCTTGATTCAATATGGGATTATTTTTTGTGTGATGGCAAAGGTCTTTTTTATATCAGACCTACTGAAAATAATTATCGTCTTTATTATTTTCGTAACCATGAGTATCGATCTTATTACAATGTTGATGGTGAACTAGAAGAAGTTGTAATTATCTATAGCTATAAAGTCAAAAAACCTAATGCAGGTTTTCAAGACATGGGTTCTTACAACTTAACTGGTGATCCAAATCAAACACCAGGGCAAAAACGATATATCCGACTTTCTATTAAAGCAACTGTTATTGAAGAAACACATTCAGATGGCGAGCTTTCATTTGAGAAAGTAATGATACAAACCCCAGGTAAAACTGAAAAGTTTAGTAATACTTTGCGTTTTATTCCTTGTGTAGAAATTTTTAATAACCCTAAAGGGTTTTCAATGGAAGGAAGTGGAGAGTTTGATGCTTTAGCAAATCATATTGTTATTCATGATGGTTTAGTTAACAATATGAGAAAGAACTTACAGTTCTTTGGTAATCCAACTTTGTTATCTTCTAGACCTAAAACTGACTTAATGGAGTCAGGTGGTGACGGAGGAGCACAACGCCCATCTATTGCAGCTAATTCAGGTTTCACAAGTCCTCTTGGTTTAAGTCGTTCAACATTTAAACAAGATCCAGTTAGCCGAGGTGTTGATGGTCAAATCAGAGTTCCACGGGTTATTGCAAATTTAGAGCCAAATGATCGAGTTGGTTATATTGTTCCTGATGCAATCTCTGGTGATCAAAATGCATTTGTGCGGCAATACCGAGAAGAAATTCGAACATCATTAGGTGGTGTAGACGAACTATCAATCTCAGCAGGTGTCACTGCTACTGAATATAAATCATTATTTGGTCGTGTTTCCGCTACAGCTAAAAAGAAATCCAATGCTATTTATACGCATGGTTTATGCCGTTGTCTTGAGTTAATTATTTTTCAAGAAGAACAATTATTTAAAGATACGCTTGCAGCAGCTGCAAAGTTTGAAAAGCCAGTACCACCTGGGCCAGAGGCAACAGAAGAAGAAGAAGCGGGTTATAACCAAGCCATGGCTGAATTTGACAGCCGCATGAAACAATTAATGATGGCTTGTGTTAAAGCACAAATGATCCCCCCTGGAGTTAAAGGTTTAATTCCTGATGGAGACATCACAATGCTTTGGCGTTGGCTTGGTCCTGTATATGAGGATTCAACACAAGACATTTTAAACAATTCAATTGTTGTAAGAAATTTACAAGAATTAGGAGTTGATAGCATAGAAGCACTGAAATATCTTTTCCCATCAAAAACTGATGAGGAAAGAGCGGAAATGCTTTCGGGTTTTCCGTTCAGGATGGTCAACGAATTACAGGGAGCTTATTCCCAGTTTTCTCGTTTAGTGGGGGGAATGATGCAGACCCCTCACCCACAAGCACCGGATTTACCCATGGCGGCAGATCCGCGTTTGGACTTAACTCCATATCTGTATCGAACCTTAGAAGCACTACAAAAGGAGATGAGCTATGCAGGACGCTACCGTCCAATCGATCCCACAGATGAGCCAGCCCGCAGTGGCTCCGAGCAGTTACGTGGCGGCAGCACCGGCAGCACCGGCAGCTCCGGCCCAAGCTCCGGCCCCGGCCCAAGTGGGAACTCTTTACCCCCAGGCGGTTCCCCAGGCCGCACCTCAGGGGATTACCAGTTACCAATCCGCCCCGTCAGCATTCGTCCCCCCATCCCAGGGTTCGGACCAAACGCAGGGCAATCCTTGGGAGTCGGCATTCAACAAGGTGGTGAATCTCCTGGGAAGCCCGGTGCAATCCCCGTTCCAGGGTCAACCATCCTCTCCGACTCAGTACAGCCCGGCGAACTACGGAGTAACACAAGCCCCAGCACAAACCTCGGCACCATCGGCTCAGCCGACCTGGCAAACAAACCAGACATCATCCAACAACTCTTCCCAAACCTCCTCGATCAACTCCTTAGAGGACGTAGCGAATCTGCTGGGGTGGAGTCAAGAAAGCCGGATGGTAGTAGCCAACTACGGAACCGAGGCACCGGCAATTCTGAATCAGTACGCCCTAAACCTGGAAGGGATGCTGGACAGCGCCGTCGCATGGGGAGAAAGGGCAACTAATTGTCTAAAAGGTTACGCTAATTTCTCTGTTAATGAGCATAAGGAAAACCTTGCTTATAACGAGATTTTAACGAATCCCGACACGTTGTCTGATTACACCTTGAAGTTTTTTGGTCCTGAAGGTCCATACCCTGTGTATGAATCTGAAGCTGACTTGGAAACACGTGGTTACCCAACAGCACCTATTGGTCAAGCTGGTATGAATATTGCCGGTCTTCCTGCACCTCCTACTGCAGCTGCACCTCAAGTCCCCCAAGATTTCTGGGGTTCCTTTAAGCAACAAATGGATGTCGATCCTTCTCAAGCCTGGCGTTTAGTGAACCAAGCTGACCCTCGTCAGTTTGCTAACAAGCTCTTTGTTATGGAATGAGGCTATGCGTCCACTTCTTAAGTATGGTGTACCTGCCGCTGCCGGTTTGGCAACAGGCGGGTACGCCCTTTCTCAAGGGGAAGATCCTGGGTCTGCTGCACTAGCTGCTGGACTTGGTGGGCTAGGTGCTGCTGGTGGCTTACTAGCCTCACGCAAACTTGCTGGTAGATATGCACCACAACTCGTCTCTAAAGCACAGCGTGGTTTAGGACGAATTGAAGATCGTCTTTCTCAAGCAAGTGCAAGGAGACCAGATGGTTCTATGCGAGCTGATGCTTTGTTAGATCTATCAGGAGTAGCAGGCCAGGCTGCAGATGCAATGACTGAACGCGGCATGGCAAAAGCTGCTGCAGTTGGCTTAGTTCCTGCCTCTGCGCTTGCCGCCGGTCTTGGTGGTGTCGCCACTGGTGCTGTACCAGAAGCATTAGGCATGCCCGGTTTTCAACAAGTAATTGATCCTGAAGCACCAGGTTCAAGTAATACCCTTGGATCACGTATGAACATGCAACAATACCCTGTAATGTATTAATTACACCAATAAATTACAGACTGCTAAAATTTTCTTTAGATAGGGCATAAATACTGCCCGAGTCTTTCACCCGATTACTTAATTTTCCGTATAACTGGAGGATAAAAGAAAGTGTTTCTTGATAACGATTTTCCCAAGATTTTAGGTGCGGAGTTATACCGCCCACATCCCGCGTATGTTTGCGAGATGGCTGTCGAGCCTGTGGTAGTGCATGATTTCACTTCACAGCCCGGCCAAACTGTGCAGCTTGATCGCTACAAGTTCTGGGGAGCACCTGGTACAAAGGATAGCCGTGAGCGTATTGCTGATCAAACGATTGGTACAGCTAACAGCCGTAACATCACCAAAGAGAAAGTCTTGGTGGTGCTTAAGGAATATACTGGTCCTGCAGATCCGGGTGATCCTACCCAGCCTTCTACTTTTAAAATTGCTCGGGAAACTTTAATTACTGCTCAGCGTTTGCTGCTTGATACAGGCAACCTGAACATGTTCCACCAGTCCATTGGTAGCTTAACGCTGCTTGATGACTATCGTCGTTGGCGTGACCGCGTCTTTATTGACGAACTTGCTAAAGCAGAAGCTAATGGTGCTGCATCATCTTCACAAGGTGGTTATTACTTTGCCGGTGGTAAAGAAAAAGATGCCAGTGGCCGTGTTTCTTACACAGTTGCTGAATATGGTGATCAAATTCAACAGTTCTCTGTTCGCACTGACCTGTTAGAAACTGTCAAGGATTTACGTAAGCGTAACGTCCCTACCTTTGCTGATGGTTTGTATCGCTGTATTTGCGATCCTACTTTTATGCTGCATCTGCGTCGTGATCCCGACTTCCGTGAGATTGCACGTTACTCCGGTAATGCAGGACAAGGCATGTACATGGCTAACCCCATGATGCCTAACAACTCCAGCTTCTACATGGGTCCTCAAGCTGGTCAAGGTTACTTCCTGGCTGGCGAACCTGTAATGCCTACTGGCGTTCAGTTTGAAGGTGTCAAGTTCTTCGAGTCAACTAACTTCCCCAATAAGACCGTAACCGCTTCTTTCGATGCAGGTTCTACCTACGCTGCTAAAGAAGTAGCACAAGGTTTCTTCTTCGGCCCACAGGCTGTTGGTGTTGGTATTGGCGGACCAAATGCTCAGGTTCTGATCAACAATAATGATGACTTCAGTCGTTTCATCATTCTGATTTGGCAGCTCTATGCTGGTTTCGAGATCCTTAATAAGGATTTCATTACTAATGCATTCAGCTTCGTCCAA